TCACGAAGTGAATGACATTGAAGAAGACTACAATGTTGATGTAGTTTCAACTAAAAATGGTTACACTTACTACAGTGAAGCAGAAGTTAAAACAGCATGGAAGGATGAATGGCCTACTAGCTTCACTGAAATACGTGTACCTGAACGCAAGAAACGTCTTATTGAAATGTATAAGAAAGATAAAGGAGTATTAAACTTTTATGTATTCAGTAAAGATTTGAGTAAAGCATGGCGTATTAAGGATACACAAATGACACCAGACAGGTTGAAAGAAGCAAAGGGTAGAAACATACGAGCAGGAGAAAAGTTCTTTCACATCCCTTACACAGAAGCAGAGCTAGTGGAAATCAAATGAGTTATGACCCGGTAAACAATCCAGCACATTATAAGTTAGGTGATGGAGTTGAGTGTATTGATTACATTAAACAAGTGTTAACACCAGAGGAGTTCAAAGGTTACTGTCATGGTAACTTAATTAAATATCAACATCGACATGGATATAAAGGTAATCCTGTTGAGGATATGAAAAAAGCTGAGTGGTACTTACGTAAAATGATAGAAACTATGAAGGAGATTCATAAATGAAACCATATGATGAAGGTATGAAGGCTTTTAAAACTGGTAGGTTAGGTAACCCCTACTCTAAAAATACAAAACAAAACAGGGATTGGGAGATGGGCTTTAATAAAGCCTACTTCTACAACCTTGAGAAGGTGAAACTAAATGAGCAGAAATTCAAAGCTAGAAGAGGAAGCTAAAAACTATAGGCAGCAAAAAAGAAAACCGCCAATCAAGACCAAGCCACTAACTGCACGTAGGTTTATGGCTGGTCAAGCATTGGCGGCATTGCTGTCTAGATCTTCGGGTCATGTACACAGGGCTGACATAAAACGTGAAGCATATGATTGGGCAGACTATATGCTAGATGATGATTCAGAATAATTAAAGGGGGCGTAAGCCCCCTTCTTTATTGTGTCATCTTTTGGAATCGGGATAGATCCCTTAACGACTGTTCAGTATTTAAATACTGTTGTAAAATAAACAACTCGTTTTGTTCTAAGTATTCTACCCCTTCTAAATCTAGTTCTTTTGTAGCTTTCTGAATATCTTTTTTAGGGTACTTAGATGTTATGTCGTACTGTAAAGATATGATTTCATCAGGGCCAGAATACTGCATCCTTAAAAATGTTTTAGCTAATTCTTTAGATCTTTTTACAACATCATCATTCCAATGATCTCGTTTTTGTTGTTGAGTTAAATTATCCCACCAACTACTTTCTAAAAGTAAACTAGATTCTGCTTCTATAACATCAAATAAAATACCATTCAAAGCATTGGCTGCTTCTGGAGCTTGATCCCTTATCTTCTTAGCAGTGTTTAAATCAAAGTCTCTAAGACCTATACTGTTCATTACACGTTGTGTATCAGTAAGCCTAATAACTCTAGCACCTAGTATCTTTGTGGATTGTATATCAGATGTACCACCTGCTGCAGTTTCTCTAGGATCTGCCAGTGGCTTACCTGTAAACAAAGGGATGATATTATCTATGTAACGAAAAGCATTATTAACCATTCTGTTATTTTGTGCTCTGTCAATAGGTGCTGCATCTTCACCCCTAGCTAAACCAGCAACAACATTTAAAGGTTCAAGAGGACGCATAAGAGGATTTACATATTGAGTTGCTACAGTATTTTTTACTATTTCCATAGCTTTTATAACATCTCTTCTTTCAGGATCTATCATTAATTTTAAAGATTCTAGAGTGTCACGTTGTGTTCTGTCTAGGTTTCTAAGTACACCAGAAACACCAAAATCTATACTAAATTGTTTATAAGCTTTCCCAAATTCTTCGTACCTTTTCATTTTCCATAAGGCTAAAACTCTTGCTGCACCCCTATAGGCTGATACAGGAAAGTCATACTGTTGACTAATAAGTTCTTCACCTGTAATAGGATCTCTAGTTGCATACATAGGCAAACCATTTTTTACATTTTCTATCTCTTGTTCAGTTAGTGTATATAAAATACCTAAAGAAACTAATGACCTAGAAAATGCTTCTGTCTTTGACATGTTATCATAGTAACCTGATGCCTTTAAAGCCATGTTAACACCGGGAGTATTTTTACCCATAAAAGCTACAGTGTTATTAAAAAATCTACCGAAAGGAAGTAACATACCAAGGCCCGGAACATTTCTAGCATCTTCAGCAAGACCTGCAAGTGTACCTAAAGCACCTTTACTTTTATATGACTTAGAAAACACTGCTTCTAGTGTATCTTCTACAGCACTGGCCTCTATAGCACGATAGTTTTTAGTAGCCATGTAAGCTTGAAGTGTCATGTCTCCAATGTTTTCTGACCTATAAAATTCATTCCAACCTTTACCTGTAGTAGCCCTGAGTTTTTTATCCATTTGAAATAAGAACTCTTGTGATTTAGTAAATGCATCTTGTGCTTGGACAAAGGTTAGCTTTTGAATTAAATCAATTCCTTGATCAGCTTTTAATCCAGCAAGTTTTGTACTAGGACTGAAGTTACCTTCAGTTAAAAGTTTAGTAGTATTTTCTACACCACCGGGAAGAACACTGTTTAATTTTTGTAGTGCTTCTGAGTTTCTTTGCAGTGCTGATTCAAAAGTAGTGTAGGTCATGTCAGCATCAAATAAAAATTTAATTCTTTGGGCATTAGATTCAATTAATATTTTAGCAAGTCTTTGAGTGTTAGCACCTTTTTCTACTTCACCAGAAAGCTTTTGAAGTGTACCCTTTCCAGCATATATTAAAGCTGTACTCATGTCTGATACAGATTGTAATGCTGTATTAGCACCCCAACCAATTACATTTAAAGCACTCGTAGATGGATGTGAAACAAGTAACCTAATTAATCTATTCTGAACACTAGCAAAAGATTCTCGTGTTATACTTAAACCTTTTTTAAACTTTCCCGGTTCTTCAAGTTCTGCTTTAGATTTACCTTTAGGATCTTTTACAAATCCAGCATCTAAAGCAGAGTCAAATAAATCTTTTAGTTCTTGATCACTAAGAGATATACCTAGCTGTCTAGCTGAAAGACCTGATGCACCTAAAGTAGTACCAGCTTCTGACATTTTATAAGCAAGAATATCGCCAATATCACGACCAGTAACTTTAGAACGAGGTATAAGTTTACCATCAGCATCTTTAACTTTTAATTTATTACCTGTTGATTTTTCTATAGCACGTAATAAGTCTTGTGCTTCTTTGTCACTTACTTCAGCAATAAGATCTGCCATCCAGTTAGTAAACTTATCTTCTTCAAAACGTTTAGCCCAAACAAAACCACGTTCATATGCTACTTGAGTCATACCTTTTAATATGACATTACCTTCATCATCTGCATGACCAAACAACAGTCTTTGTACAAACTCTACACCAAAGTCTTTACTACTATTTGATAATACTGCACCACCTTTTACTTTTGTTTTCCACTCCCTACCTATTTCAACTTTATTTTGTTTTACATAAGCATCAATAGTTTTAGAAACCTCAGAGACAAAGCCTTCAGTTTTTGGCTCAGGAATTACTGTACTAGGTAATGCTGTATCTGATACACCCCGTTTAGCAATTAATCCTGCTTGCACACCACCAAGAATAATACCACCAAGTAGAGCTATCCCAACAGACATCCCATTAATTTCTTCTTGTGCTTCTACCTTTACCATACCTGTTTGATACAGATATTCCATACCTGCACCAACCATAGCATCAACACTAGTGGTTACACCTATCTCTGTAATAGCTGCCCTAGTAGCTAGTCTTTGTGCTGCAGTTTTACCTAAAACATTTTGTGAATATGCTGCTACATTAGCTGCAGTTTTAACAGAAGCTTTTTTTACTTCTTTATTAAAAACCTTAGTTACTGTTTTTTTAGCAGCTTCTTTTGTACCTTCTTTTGCCATTGCTTCAAGAGCAATTATTTGTGCTGTTTTAGTGCTGAGACGAAGTGAGCCACCAGCAACAGCTTTACCAAAGATACCACCAACAAGGTTTACTGGATCAAGTAATACACTCCTAGTAAAGTCCATAAGACCTTCACCTGTTTCCGACCACGTAGCTTCTTTACTAAAAATACCAGCCATATTTTCATACAACTGGTATGCCTTAGCAGCACGAACCTTTTTATCTTGATCGTCTTTTATGTCGTTGATGTAGTCTATTTCAGCTAAACCCCCTATAGAGTTTCCTGATACTACAGACCTACGATTGTTTAAAAAACTATCTACAATAGATTCTCTGGTTTTACCCTTTACAAAATCATTCCCATACCTATCACGCATATACCCCTCAGCAATAGAGTAAGCATAATCATTCTCTGCTATATCATCTTGAGTGTACGTACCAGCTTCTGGTAACGCAGGACTTAATACATCAGTTTCACTGGAGAAATCGTAAGGCTCTGTAGCTAAAGTAACATCATTAAAAGCATTATAAGGTTCAGTAGCTAAGGTTACACCAGCAAAAGGGTCACTATCGTTTTGGATTTCCGTCTGGGCCATATAACTTTCCACCTTCAGTTGTCTGTAATAATTGATCTCCGGGTTGAGCACCAACGTTCTTTAATGATGGATTGCTATCAATCATTTCTTGAGTTAAAACTGTTGCATTAGGAATCATTCTAATATTATTATTATTACCGGGTAACTCTGGTTCTTGAATTGCTTTTAAAGATTCTGGTAAATAATAGTTTTTCTCCCATCCCCTAAACACGTCAGGATGTATTTCTAAATAATCTTCTTTAAAGTTTTCAAAAGTTAAATATGTTTCCATTAACATTTCTCTGCCAACTTTCATCTGTTCTTTAACACCACTTTGAAGCATACTAACAGCACTCTGTGTTGCTATGACTTGTGTTCTTACATCTTCGGATGTAATAGATTCTATTGGATTTTCTTTAAGAAATTGTTTAGCATTTCTTAGTAGGTTACCAGAGATAATATCCATCTGTCTTAGATAAAATTCATCCTGAGATTTTGGTATAATTCTAGCCTCTGGTTTAACATCAGTAAGAACTGTACGACCCGGAGCAGCAGTAATACTACTTATCTGTTGAGCTAGTTCATAGTATTTTGTACTATCAGAAAGATCAGCACCAGTAATTAAACTCATGTAATCTATTTTATCTGCTTCAGGCATGTTAGAATTAACAATGTTTAACATTGGTTTTACATCTGAAAGTGGAATAGGTACTCCAGTAGCAGTAACATTATTATCAAGGAAAGTAAGAACCTCTTCTGCAGCAAATGGATCTTCAATAATATTATTAAAGAAAGCTAAATCTTCTTCATCAAGATCTGCTTGGCTAACTCTTTTTTGCAACTTCATTGCAGACTGTGCAGCATTACGATACTTATCACCAGTTTTAGCTGTTGATTGTTTTTCTAGTTTAGCAAGGTATAGACCAAGCAAACTTTTTTCACGTTCATTAGACATCTCTTCTTCTTTTAAAGCTTTAGCTTGCATCTTATCAATGCCACTTAAAGCTCCTGCCCAACTCCATCCCATCTATTATCTCCTTGCCATCAAGCCTTGAGGGGCTGGTTGCTCAACCTCTACTTTTGGTTCTTGCATCATAGGTTCTTCCATCGTAGGTTCTTCTGGAGCAACACCCTCTGGCATTGTTTTAGGCAACTCACCAGTTTCCTTACGTAATTCATTTAGCATATCTCTAGCACGAGCACGATCTCTCTCATAGCTCATAGCTTTTTTAGCTTCTGGGTTTTCAAACCCTTCGTCAAATTCTACACCAGACTCAAGAGCTAAACCTTTAATGTACTCATGTAATACTGGTGCAATAATAAGGCTTACATCTATGCTATGCATACCTTCCATTACTGCACTACGAAGTACACCCTCAACTAAGGCAGTAAGTGTAAGTCCTTTTTCAAGAAAGTATAAAGCATCTTCCATTGCATCTTGATTAGTAATGTTTTCAATGTGCATATCAAGAGCTTCGATAGGATCAACTATTTCTGGTGGTCTTTCAAAAGGCATATTCTTTGGTTCAGTAGTTAGTGACTGACCGGGAATTGGTGCTGCAAATATAATGCTCATTATTGTACTCCGATATAAGAGTTAGCTCTATCTATTCTACTACTCATCATAGGTTTACCCGGTCTTAAATATGATTTAGAAAATATACGTGCTGCTTCTTCTGCTGTTTCAGCCTCTTGTATTTCTTCTATAAACCTTCCCTCAGAAGTAGTTTGAACTTCATGTATAAAGAAACCAAAAGAGGCTTCATATGAATCAGGATCTAAATTATTTTCTTTTGACCAAGCTTCAAATTGTTTTCGTCTTGGACCTGTCCACATAGCAAAGCCTCGACCACCTTTAGATCCGGGAACTGTAGGTTTTATTTCTTGTAAGAATTTAAAGTCCATAGTTTCGTGTGCAAAATTACCTACAATGCCAGCAGCTTGTGCATCTGTTAAACCTAAAGCTTCTGATATATCTCCCATTAATCTTTTACCAATATCTTCTTTACCTGTAGGAGTCATAAGACCATTAGACTCTCCCTCTACTTCAGAGTTTTCTTCCGATGGTCCTTCTTCTTTTTTAATCCTATTTATCATATCTTGTCTAGACCGTTCAGCATTATCTGAATAGCCTTTATATCTTTCCATTCTTTTAATTAACTCAGGTGCAGGGTTTAACCCTGATGCAGGATCTCCAACCTCTAAACTGCTTGAGACAGAGGCGGTTTGAAGTCTAGAACCCAACCCACCTTCATTAATTTTAGATGTAGATATAGATCTTAAAGCATCTGGATTTTCTAATACTTTATGCATATTTTTTAAGTTTTGTTCATAAAATACTGCCATTGTTTATTTCCTTATTTTTTTTTCTTAAATAAATCTCCAAAGTCACCAAACAAAAACCTCATAAAAAATTCTGACTCTGCACTATCTTCTGCATAACCAATTTTTTCTCTTAAAGCTTGTAGTGTTTGATCACCTAATAAGATTTGTGTAGCACGGTCTTTACCAGATTCTACTGATGTAATATTGTAACTCATTAGATCACGTTCACGTTGCCATATAGAATCAATGTTCTTTGATGTCATACCATTGATAGCTGCAGCAAAAGCCATGTTACTATCATTAGCAGCAGCAGTGTTTAGTGTAGCAAGGTTTTGTCTCCACTGAGCATTAGCTTGTGATACGACCAAACCATTAGTAGCATTAAACGTATCTCGTTGCTGTTGTAAGTTAGCATTAAATTCGTTAATAGCATTAACAGAGTTTACATTAAACTGATTTACTGCATTAGTTTGTGCTGCATTAAACTGTGAAGTCTGACTAGATAGTGAAGCAAAGAATTGTTTAGTTTGGTTTTCACTTGAAGCATTAAACTGTAGTGCAGCATTCTCAGCAGCTTGATCAGTAAACAAAGCTTGGATGTTTTGCTGTGATCTAAACAGTGCAGTTTGTTGTGCTCTATCAAGGTTAGACATGTCCATTGCCATAAAGTTCTGAGCATTTTGTACTGCAGCTTGTTGACGATTATTAAGATTAGCCATATCCATGTTAGCAATAGCTGCAGCTTCTGCCATAACACCAGCTTGACGATTAGACAGGTTAGCTAGGTTCATAGTGTTAGCAGCACGAGAGTTTTCTAATGCCACCTGTTGCTCTGCAGTAAAGTTCATGTTAGCTATGTCAGCAATACGAGAAGAGTTCTGTACCCTAGCTTGGAATGCTTGGTCAAACTCTTGACCCATAAACTGTGCACGTTGTTGTGCCGCAAGCATAGCACGTTGTTGACGGTTTGACAAGTTCTGTGCTTCAAAAGATGCAATTGTTTGTGCATCAGCAGAAGCTATAGGTAGTGCTGATTCCATTGCAGCCTGTACAGCAGCTTGACCAGCAAGGCTACTAGCACCTAAACCACGAGCAGCCATAGCACCTAGAGCATTACGCATTGCACCAGCAGCCCATGCAGGTGTATCACCGCCTTCAAACTGTTGCATCAGACCCTCTAATTGGCCCTGTACAGTAGCTTGTTTACTTGGGGTAGCCTGCGCAGCCTGAATTTGTTCAGTAAACTTAGCAGCCTTCTGTGCGTCTGCAGCACCACTGATAAGTTCACCTGATTGTATTTCCCTTGTTACAGGGTTAGTCATCATTGTCGCAGT